TCTTTCCCTACACGACGCTCTTCCGATCTGTCAGTTCTAATGGAGCATATAAAATTGGAATCTCGGCTCATCCAGAAAAGCGAATAGCAGCATTGCGTTGTGGATATCCAGATATGAAACTAATATTTGAAAGTGATAGGATATCAAATGCCTATTATATAGAAAATCTGTTACATAGGCATTATTCCTCATATTCTATTGGCGGTGAATGGTTTGCGCTTACAAATATAGAAAATGTTATTAAAAAAATAAAAGAGTGCGTAGCACAATATGGGGATTTTTCCGACACGGTAAAAAATATAGATACATCGTACTTTAATAAGGTGTTTTTTGAAAATAGAACTTGTGAATCAGAAAAAATAAAAGCAGAAACCCAGAGAATGCGAGATGAAAACGAAGATATTATAGGATTTATTCATTCGCTAAATGGCGGATACGAATCAAATAACTATACCAAACTTATCTATAAGACCATTTTTGGCAAGACCATGAAGGAGCTCCAAGACCAGTACGGCGTGAAGGGAAAGGAAAGTATTCGGGAGTATCTGACAGCGGAAGAGTTAAAGCAGATAGAGTCCATGGAGATGCTGGTAAGCAGTCTTATAAGCTGCGGCTGGGGATATGACCAGATTAAATCATTTATCCATGAAAATAGCGCAAAGATGATTGCATAGGTGAATTATGGAGAGTAAAATAACACATTTTAAAGGCTTTTCCATCGTTGACGGAAATATCCGCGTGACGTTAAACATGAGCCGGTTTGAGAAGCAGTTCCAGAGGGCACAGTATCAGCTTGATGGAAATGTCATGAATAGCATGGAACCGTTTATGCCAAAGAGGGATGGGACATTTGTCAATGTGACACGAGGGGCTAGTGCGGCTGTGCAAGGTTCGGGGAGGGTATATGCAGCATTCGGACCTCAGGGAAGATATCTATATGAAGGAAAGACGATGGTTAGTTCTGTTACTGGAAGTGCATGGGCGCATAAAGGAGAGCCGCCTAAAGTCCTTGTAAGCCAGTACACAGGAAAAACTAACGCAAAGGAAAATCTTACCTACTCAAAACAAGCGCATCCAAAAGCACAATCGCATTGGTTTGATGCAGCAAAAAAAGCAGATGGTAAATCATGGATGGAACAAGCAAAGAAAACGGCTGGAGGTGGTAAGCGTGGCTGATGAACGAAAACCAATAGGTAAAGATGCAAGCGGATATGATGTGTTAACAACTGCTGTTAAGGATTTGCTTAATCAATTTCCCGGCTTGTACGGGAATGAAACTGTCAAGTTTGAAGAATTGGGAGAGGATAGTGGTATCGCATTTTCAGCAGATAACGGAGCTTTAATATTCTCTGAAACTGAGGATGTGATTGGTGGAGTACATCAAATTTGCCAGTACCCATTTTATATTGTTTATCGTACATCATCCACAAAAGAACGACAGAAGATGAGTATACAAACGTTTTTGGATACCTATGGAAAATGGTTGTGCCAGGAACCTGTAGAGATTGACGGAGAAACTCAATGCTTGCAGTCTTACCCGGAGTTGTCTAATGGGAGAAAAATTACTAAGGTCACTCGTGATAACTCCTATGGACTGGAACCACAGGAAAACGGTGTGCAGGATTGGATACTTCCGGTATCGATAGAATACAAATATGATTTTTTAAGATGGTAGAGCCAGACGCAAGACGCAGAGCCTTATGTGATGGCTCTATTTTTGTTTGAAAGGAGAAAAGCAGTGGCAGCATGGACATATACCGATGGAGAGGCTAAGAGAAAAGACTTCATGGTCTTTTGGATAATTGATGGAACTACATCAGATATTACAAAAGACAAGCTTGAGATTATTGGAAAAGGCGTTGAGGATATGCCTATTTCAATGAATCCTGAGACAGAGGAAGGCCAGGATGTTCTTGGAAACAACAACTATGATATTACCGGTTATGCAGAAAGCATGACAGTAGACCCGCTTAATGTATCTGGAGAAAGTAAGTATGCGCAGAAAATTGACACCCTCATGGAGGAAAGGGCTACATTATCTGATTTGCGGTTGAAATATCTGTGTGTTAAACGGTATAAAACGGATTCTTCCGGTAAAATGCGGGCCTGGATACAGGAAGGGGTTGTTGAGTTGGGGGATTTTGCTGGCGGATTGAAAGGCGTTTCAGCAACCCATACAGTGCATTATGTGGGAGATAGGACACTTGGAGCAGTAGACCCGTCAACGATGGCTTTTACGGCTGATGGAGCTTCTTTGTCAGAGTAAAGGAGGATAAATTATGCCTAATATACCGATAAATATTGAAAGCCCGGTTAAATACTACGATTTCACGGATCAGCATGGAGATGTGCTGGCAACACTAAAGTTTGTTCCCACTGACCTTGATATCTTTAACCGGCAGCAAGCCACATATAAAGCATTTGAAGATATGTGGCTTGAATTGAAAAGCATACAGGATAACAAGAAAGAGGAAGAACTCTCGTCAGAGATAATCAACAGATATGCAAAGTCTCTTCAGGATAAGTTTGATTATCTGTTTAACGCAGATACTTCTGGCTTCTTTAAAATTGCCAGCCCATTCACCCCTATGGAAAACGGCGACCCTTGGGCACTGGTAATCTTAGAAAATGTTAAAAAAATCATTGAACAGGAAACCGGAAAGAACCTTAAGGAAATGGAGAGCAAGGCCGGGAAATATACACAACAGTATAACGCTGGCCCTGGTAAATATCCATTTCCCGTAAAATGAGTGCGGCGTGGAACCTCCCATACTCTCTTGTGGTTAACGGAATAGATTATGAAATCCGTGAGGACTTCCGGGCAATATTGGATATTTTATCAGCATTTGCAGACGAAGAATTATCTGACCCGGAGAAAACGCAAGCAATGCTTGAAATCCTTTTTTGGCCTGTTATTCCTCCCCTACGGGATTTGCCGGAGGCTGCTGAAAAAGCATTGTGGTTTATTGATTGTGGTGTAGTGCATGAGGATACGCCATCCCCCCGTGTGATTGATTGGGAACAGGATGCAGGAATTATTTTTCCGGCAGTAAACCGGATTGCTGGATTTGAGACACGAGGGTGCAAAATCATCCACTGGTGGACTTTCTATGGATGGTTCATGGAAATTGGAGATGGATTGTTTTCTCAGGTTCTTTCCATCCGGCAGAAGCTTTCAAAGGGGAAACGGCTGGAGAAGTGGGAGCAAGAGTTTTTGGTTCATAACAAGAAGTTGTGTGAACTCAAAGGAGCAAAAGATAAAGCTCAAGAAGAGTACGAATATTTTGCAGAGTTGCTAAAGTGAGGTGATGTTTTGCAACCTGATGGTACAGTATTAATAAACACAAAAATCAATACTGATGGTACAAAAACAGGAAGTGAAGATATCAAAAGAACCCTATCAGGCACAATGGATTATATAAAGCTTCTGCCTCAAGCTTTTAGAGATATACCGAGCATTATGAAGCATACGTTTTCATCTGCTTCCAGATCAGTTAAAAGCCTTGCGCCAAACATACGCAATTTACAGGATGAAGTAGACCGGTACAAGGATGCATTGTATTATGCTGAAAAGGCTGGATATGGACTGGGAGATGCGCCCTATGATAAAGCGTATGCAGGACTACAACGTGCTAAAAAGGCCATGCAGGATTATAAGAAAAACCTGCTTGGTGTTGACAATGGGCAAAAGAAAGCAAGTAAAAGCGGCAGCAGGTTTAATAAAACATTAAAAGGCACAGAAAAATCATCTCGCGGTGCGCGTATGGGATTAGGCCGTATGCTTGCAACATCCATCCTGTTCAGCGCTGTATTCCGTACTATCTCCGCAGTTACAGGCGGCCTAAAAGAGGGCATGGATAATCTGGCCCAGTATTCGGATGATACCAACAAGGCATTATCTACATTAATGTCCGGTATGACCCAGCTTAAAAATTCCTTCGGCACAGCTTTTTCACCACTGGTTGAGTATGCATCCCCGGCCCTGGCGCAATTTATCAATTTACTATCCCAGGCCGTGACCTGGACGGCGCAACTGCTGGCAGCATTAACTGGCAAGGATACATTTGTCAAGGCAGTTAAGGTTCAGCAGGATTATGCGGACAGCCTGGACAAGACCAAAGATGAAACAAAAGACGCAGCCAAGGAAACAGAAAAGGCGATAGCCCCATTTGATAAGCTGATACAGATAACAACTGGGAAGAAAAAAACCACTGATAAAAACCAACTTAAACCAGAGGATATGTTTACCACAGAGGAAGTATCCAATGATATTAAGTTACAGGCAGATGCTATAAAGAATACGCTTGGAAAACTGTTTGACCCACTTAAGGAATCATGGCTTGAAAATGGCCCGCAGGTAATGGGTTCATTGAAAAATACATTCTCAGCTATTAAGCAGCTTGCAAGTGATGTAGGTGCATCATTTATGCAGGTTTGGAATGTAGAAGGGTATGGGAAAGCAATTACAGATGATTTACTAATCACTTTTGTAAACCTTGTTGATACAGTTGGTAATTTAGTTACTAATTTTGACAAAGCATGGGTATCTGGCGATACCGGCACAAACATTTTAAGACACCTTGGAGATATCATACTTGAGATTACCGGATTCTTTCGAGAGGCTTCAGAAAGCTTAAAAGAATGGTCAGCTAATTTGGATTTTTCTCCACTATTAGAAAGCTTTGACCGCATATTAATAGCTATAAGACCGATTGTCTCTGACGTTGGAAATTTACTTTTGTGGTTTCTTAACAGCATATTGCTTCCGATTGCAAAATGGGGAGTAGAACAAGCGTTGCCGACAGTATTTGATTTAATCGCGGCAGCTCTGCAAACAGTACATAGTGTAATCGAAGCGCTTAAGCCATTAGGCATGTGGCTATGGGATGAATTTTTACAGCCATTGGGGGAGTGGACTGGCAAGGTTATCATAGCCGCTTTGGAGAAGGTTGTAGAATGGCTTACAAAATTTTCTGATTGGGTAAGCAGGAATCAAACGCTGGTAGAAAATATTACAATTGCAGTATTAGCATTTTTTGCAGCGTGGAAGTTTGCTGAATTCGTTACAGGTATAGCTAATATGGTTCGTAGTATATCCTCAATAATAAGTAGTTTAGGTGGATTTATTGGAGTGATACAAAAAGTAACAAGCTCTTTGACCCCTGCTAATGCTGCATTTTTGGCTATTGTTGCAGTTGTTGGAAGCATCATATATTTAGCCGCACAAGTTTCCAGGGCGTGGGATAAAATGACACCAGGAGAACAATTAGCAACAAAAATACTGGCAGTAGCAGGTACTGTAGCTTTGTTAATTGCAGTAATTGCAGCACAATTAAAAGACCCTATAGCGCTCGCTGTAGCTGGAAGTGTGGCGGCATTCGCAGGATTTACCATAGCAGGAATTGCATCATCCGCAAATAGAAGAAGTTCAACCTATTCCAGTTCTGCATACCCCACGTCTGCTTATGCAGCGGTTCCATATAGAATGCCAATGCTTGCAACCGGTACAGTAGTACCACCAAGGGCAGGAATGTTTGCTGCTATCTTGGGAGATAACAACCGTGAAACAGAAGTTGTATCCCCGCTATCAACTATGAAGCAAGCTCTTAAGGAAGCACTGGCAGAAAGCAATATATCAAGCGGAAACCAGATTGCTAAAGCAGAGTTGGTGCTTGACGGCACCCGATTTGGTCAGCTTGTAGTCAAGTTTGGTAATAATGAAAAGAACCGTGTAGGCGTAAGAATGGTAACGGAAGGAAGTGTATAATGGCGCAGAATGGAAACGGAGTATTCACCATAGACGGAGTTAATCTCCGCCTATGGGTAAAATCCTTAAAGCGGAATTTTTCAGTCGCTGATAGTGAAAATTCCGGTCGATTACAATCTTACCGGATGCACAGGGATATTATAGGAACCTTTTACAATTACACGCTTGATATTGATGCAGAAAGAAGCAATCCAGCAGACTATGATACTTTCTATGAAATCATATCAGCACCGGTGGAATCACATGATATGGTATTTCCTTATGGGCAGGAAACCAAACAGTTTGAAGCATACATAACAAGCGGGGATGATGATTTAAAGATCAACAAGAAGGGGAAAGAGGGGGAGCGTAACCGCTGGACGGGGTTATCTATTACTTTTACCGCCATGGAGCCGCAGAGGAGGCCGTGATATGTTTCTAAAACGATCTATACAGTCTGATGCAGAACAAAACAAAGAAGGATTGAAAATTGTATATGATGACATTGCCCCATATGCGAAAGAAAACAGTACAGTATTTTTCTCTACTCTTGGACTAAGACCGAAAACAGGACTTCGCCCAAGAAAAGGCTTGACGCCAAAGTCTACAGTGATTGGGGAGGAATATCCGGAATTAAAACGTGATGATGTGACATATCCCGGGTATGCATTGTGCTTTCCGAGATTTTCGTTATTGAATGGTAAGTATATTAACTTTCCAGACAATCCGTTACCATATGGATATATAAGTCGGGAAGTTTCAAATGAATATGGAGATTTTGGATATATTGAATCGAAAATCGGACTTAGACCACAGGAAGGACTTCGGCCAGGGCTTTTCTTGTACCCAAGCAGCTCCAGCGCTCAATCTATTCAAAAACCTACGCTTACAGTAATGTTTAGTCAAAAGTTTACCAGCGTAGGAATACTTATAACATTTAATATGCTGTCAGGTGATTATTGTACTAAAATAAAAATCCAGTGGTTTTCCGACAATAAAATTTTATCGGATATGGATTTTGCTCCAGATTCCCCACGTTTTTTTTGTAATAATTATGTGCGGGGATATAACAAATTGGAGATTACTTTCCTGAAAACATCAAAACCTATAAGGCCGGTGTTTGTAACTAGAATCGATTATGGGATATACCGTGATTTCCTGGACAATGAATTGTTGGAAAGAAACTGCTTACAGGAAATCAACCCAATATCAGAAAGCATAAGTATCAACACTTTGAATTTTACAGTCCGTACAACGTCCAATATACCATTTGACTTACAGAAGAAGCAGAAGCTGGCGTTATACTTTAATGGTGAATTACTGGGGAACTTTTATCTAAAAAATGGCGCTAGAAAAAATAAGACGGATTATCACATGGATGCGCATGACGCGGTGGGCGTGTTAGATGGGAATGAGTTTGCCGGAGGTATCTATGCTGGACAGACGGTATCGGATGTACTTGCCCGACTGTTTGATGGAGAGAATTTTAATTATTTACTGGATGAATCATTCACGGACATTCCGTTATATGGATATATTCCATATACAACCAAAAGAAACGCTTTGGTATACATTTGCTTTGCTATTGGGGCCATCGCGGATACAAGCAGCTATGATGGCATTGTGATATATCCGCAAAAAGCTGTTCCAAATGGTGAATTCTTACATGATGAGGTATTTTCGGGAGTGACGTTGGAACATTCAGATATTGTGACTGGTATACGCTTATTTGTCCACTCGTACCAAAAATCAGAAGAGGTACAGGAATTATATAATGATAACCTTAATGGCACCGCAGAGGTTATTTTCAATGAGCCTTATCATAGTCTGGAAATAACCGGAGGAATCCTTGGCCAGCATGGAGATAACTATGCTTACATAACTGGAGATGGAACTAATGTGACCCTGACGGGTAAACGATATAACCACGTCACTACATCAATCCTAAAAGAGAATCCGGATATTGTATTCAACAAAAATATCCGTGAGGTACAAGATGCAACACTGGTACATGCGGGAAATGCTCAGGCAGTGCTTGAACGGGTATATGAGTATTATCAAAGGGCTGAAAATGTGGTAGGCGATGTACTGGTGGGTAATAAGAAATTAGGAGATAAGGTTAAGATTGATACTGACTATGATGGATACCGTACAGGCATTATAGAAAGTTATAATTACAGCTTTTCTCTTAATGAAATTAAAGCAGAGGTAAAAATACATGAGTAGGTATCTGGAAGGGCTTATTTTTGACCGAGTGCAGTCTGACATAGATAATCTTACCGCTAAGGCTTACATAGATTATCATGACCTCAACCGAATTGAACAGGCTGTCAAATGGGTTTCTTATGTGCTCAATCAATATGGATATAAAAATATTATAACAGTAAAAACATGGAAACCAGAGGATCGTAGGACTGATGCAGAAATGGAGCGTTTGAGAAAAAACATCATTGTAATCCGTACCGCTTATTATACACTGGAAAGTACACCATTGACGCCTGATAGAATTACATATACATCCATTTATCAGGCAAATGCCATTGAAAAAATCATATATGATATTGGAACCCTGATCGAGAAGTCGTTTCCAGGGCCACAATACTTAGCATTCAAACTTGGCACAAGAACAATCGGAAACAGGAGTATAAGCATATGAGTTTAAAAACCGATTATAAAAATGATAAATTTTCGGGATTGAGAAGATATAAGATAAATACTGATAATTCAACCGGGCTTTCAACGTTAGAAGATAAAACCAGTTATGTTGAGGTTGGAGATATATTTTCTGCGGAGGATATAAATGCAACCAATAAGGCTGTAAATGCACTCGAAAACAAAACAACTGATATTGTTGGAGCCAACAGGCTTAGTTTTCCTGCGTCCGGGTGGAGTTCACAAGCTCCGTATAAACAGACAGTATCCAACGCTAAAATCAAAGAAACAGATGAGCCTGTTCCAATGTTTGAGTATCCTAATATAAATTCAGAGCAGCAGCAAAAAGCCGTTGATAAGAGCATCGGGTACATTACGGATATAACAACCAATAATGGTTCAGTAACAATAACGTGCAATTTCAGGAAGCCAGTGGCAGATTTTATACTTGTTTTGAAAGGAATATAAAGATGAGAATTGGATTACCATTTAAAGGTAGTGGGGTAGATGTAAATGAGCTTACAACAACACCTCCGAGCGTTAGGAAAGGAAAAACATTTTACGGTGCTGGAACTGATGATAGGCAGGATGGAATGATGCCAGATGCTGCACCGGTAAATAAAAAGATGGCCTTAAACGAAACATATAATATTCCATTGGGATACCATGATGGAAACGATACTTTTTACCAAGAGCTTCCTATATTTTCCGGTAAAGTCGTTACCCCTGGGGCTGGAAAAGAGGTAGTTGAAACAAATGGTAAATATGCAATGGGTAATGTTACAGTATTGGCTGTAAGCAATTTGAGACCTGAGGTTATAAAATTCGGTGTAGTGGTTGGGGATGGTGAAGGAGCGGTTACTGGGACATGGCAAGGTTTTGTAGATTAATAAGGCGGGTATTGGAAATGGCAAAATTAGCATTGCATAAATTCGGAAGCCAGGAAAATTTAGAAGATTTAACGGCGGTTAAGGAAGATGTATTAGAAGGTAATATATTTTTGGGAAAAGGAAGC